AAGAACACCGATAGTCTCAGGAAAAAGATCAAGCCGTTTTTCATCCGACGCACTAAGGATGAGATTATGCCTGATCTGCCTGAGAAGTATTTTACTCCATACGAGGTTGAACTATCTGCTAAGGAACGTAAACCATACAACGACATGCGTAAGGAAATGCTCGCATGGATCGAGACAGAGTACGGAGACGACCAGCCCATTATAGCACCCGTAGTCATCGCACAGTTACAGAGGCTTCAACAATTCGCCTGTGGTTACGCGGGACTGAAGGAAAATGGGAGCGTCGCCATCGGAAAACCAAGTACAAAGCTAACCACTGTTATGGAGCTTATTACTGGCACCGATGAACAGATTGTAGTGTTCAGTCAGTTCAAGCAGTTCATCAAACTGTTAGAACAGGAACTACAATCCAGCGATATCAGCCATAAGTTACTTACAGGTGATACGCCACAGAAGTTCCGTAGTGGCATGATTCAGGATTTCCTCGATGAAAAGTATCAGGTTTTCGCTGCCACAATCAAGGCCGGTGGTGTCGGTATTGATCTTTACTCAGCCTCTACATGTATATTTGTGGATCGTGATTGGTCGCCAGCGGTCAATGACCAGGCTGAGGATAGATTGCACCGTTCAGGTCAAAAGAACGCGGTCAACATCATCGACATTGTTGCAAAGGACACAGTAGACTTAGGTAAGCAGCAGCGGTTAGAACTTAAAAAGGGTTGGATCAAGGAGCTATTAGGGTGAATCACTCGCATCATATCCATTTCTACAACGCTCAAGTATCATTTGTTGCATCTGACCCAGACTTAGGATTAGACCCTAACGATGAGTTCGAGGCTATCCTATTAGAAATCCTACAGATGCACCGTAAGAAGTCTAAAGATTATGGCAGCAATGAAGATCCATATGCCAATGTGTCTGCATCACGAGAGTTCGGTGTGCAACCTTGGGTTGGAGCGTTAATCCGAGAGAACGACAAGACCACTAGGATCAAGTCGTTTATTAAGAAGAGAGCTTTAGCCAACGAGTCTTTAGAGGATAGCTTAATCGACAAGGCAGTGTATTCCATCATTGCCCTACTCCTATATAGGAGATCGGAACAAGAATGATATGGCTATCGTTAGGAGTTAATGTTTTATTGCTAGCTGCCCTATTTGCTGTATCAAAGGAGGCATTAAAAGCCCATAATGCTATCGTCAAGATGAAAGACTTGAGTGGTCAGATGCAACAACTGATACTTGAGCATAAGAGAGCTAGCGAAGGAGTAGGATATACTCGAGGTATGCGAGAAGCCTGCGAAATTGTCCATAACATCCTTCCTAGTGCTGATGCTTTGTTTGTTATCCGAGACATTCGTAACCAGTGCATTGATGTTAACGAAAAGGAGTACAAGAGTGAGCGACAAGTTAGCAATTAGAACCAGTGACCGTAACACGTTCCGACGTTGCCGTATGCTATGGGACTTTAGTTCACCTATCAGGAAGAACTACTCTCCTACCCGTGTGCCAGAGGCACTAGAGTTTGGAACTGCTTTCCACTCTGGACTAGAGGAATGGTATAACCCTGAGACTTGGCACTTCCCTGCTGATGTTCGTCTTGCTAATGCATTGGCTGTCTTTTCTAATATTACAGAAGAGCAGCGTGCCGGACTCATGGAGCGTATGCCTTTTTGGTCTGAGGAAGATGACGACGAGTTCGATGCTAGACTTGATCTAGGTCTTAAGATGGTACACAACTACTGCAACTACAGTGCAGCCATTGACAAGTTCACTCCGCTGTTAGTCGAGTACGAGTTTGAGATTCCACTATACTACAGCGATGAGCTAGGCAGGGATGTAGTTTACCAGGGTAAGATTGACATGGTTGTTGAGGATGAACATGACGACGTGTATGTCTGGGACCACAAAACTGCTAACCGATTTGATTCGACTGAGTGGCTAGACATTGACACACAGATTAGCTCTTACTGCTGGGCCATGTGGAAGTTGGGCTACGATGTTAAGGGCTTCGTCTACAACCAGGTTTACAAGGGTGTCCCTAGCCGTCCAAAGGTGCTGAATAGCGGTAAACTATCTAAGGATAAGAACCAGTCAACTACTCCTGAACTATTCCGTGAGTCTATCGAGGAGTTAGGTCTTAAGGAGTCAGACTACACTGATTTCCTTGAGTACCTGGAGCAGAACCCTCGTGAGTACATTCGACGGACCCAGGTGGACCGTAGCGATACTGAGCTAGAGATTATCGAAGGGATTATTTACAGCGAGGCTAGGGACATGGTTGGTAGTCCGTGGATTTACCCTAACCCTAGTCTGTTTAACTGTCGTATGTGTGAGTTCAAGCACCCGTGCATGTTAACCCTAGAAGGAAGTGATCCATTCGACGCACTCGAAGATCCATTCCAGTTCATGCAGAACCGGCCGTACTAGCACAAGGAGCTACTGATGGATGTTAAGGAGTTCGTAGACCACATGATTAACGGTGCTGCTCTGACTGCACCGAGTACAGGTGCTTATTTTAGGAATAAGGACAACTTTTTACTAGAACTTAGTACTGTGTCACTTGATAATGTGTATAGTACATGTGCAAAGGGGGCAGCGTTTTACTCAATTATGATGGAAAGCCAAGAACCTATTGGCGAATCCGTTTGCATGATAGAATGTGATCTAGAAAATCTGTTTGTAGATAAGTATGATGATACAATCGTAAACTACAACGATGAATTCGGCCGTGATGCAACGATCAAGGCTTGTAAGGAGCTATTGAACGATGACTAAATTGGGTGGAGAAGAGACTGTAAAGTCGAGCGAACGACTGAGCAGATTTACTGCATTGATCTATGGACAGAGTGGCATTGGTAAGACGACATTAGCTGCGTCTGCTGCTGAGGTTCCTGAGATGAGTCCTGTGTTGTTCCTCGATATTGAGGACGGCCAGGAGTCAGTCAAAGGGTTGTATGACGTAGAGAGCATCCGATGCACCAGCCTCAAGAAGATGCAGCGTATCTATGACGACCTCAAGAAGCCTGACCATGGATATAAGACTGTAGTTATTGACAATATCACTGAGTTACAGCAGTTCGGTATGGCTCAGATGATGGGTGAAACAGAGGAGTGGGACGACCCTAGCACTCCCGATTGGCCGATGTACAACAGGTCTACTGAGCAGATGCGTAGATTTATCCGTGGGTTCCGTGATCTAACTGGTATGAACATCATCTTTACTGCTCACGAGACTACTGCTGAAGATCCACGTACCAAGCGTGACGTTGCACGTCCTTATCTTACTAACAAGGCATCACAACAGGCACCGGGGTTCCTCAATTCTGTACTGTACTACTTTAGCAAGAAGGACAAGCGTGTGCTGTTGACCACAAAGAACAGCGATGCAGTAGCTAAAGACCGGTCACGTAAGCTGCCTCCTGAGATTGAGAATCCCACGATGAGTATTATCTGGGACTACTACCAGGGCAACCTTGTCTATACTCCCGAGGAAAAGGAGGCTAGTGCTGCCAGTACTTCTACCAAGCGTGTAACCCGTAAGTAACCCGTACAAACCTAGAACACGGAGTGAAACAAATGCCGATCAAGTTTGACGACGTTGACGAGAGTGGATTTGAGCCGCTTCCTCGCGGATGGTACGACGTTCGTATCGAGGAAGTTGACATTCGAGAGACGAGCCAGTCGAGTCAGCACCCCAACAACGAGTTCTGGAACGTTGAGATGATCGTTACGGGTGGTGACTACGAGGGTCGTCGTGTGTGGACGAACGTGATGTTACCTCCGTACACTCCGTTCATGTTGTTCCGACTGCTTCGCGCTGCGGGGGAGATCGAGAACAAGGAGGACGAGTGGGATGGTGAGCCTGGCGATCTGGAAGGGCTAGAGTTCCAGGTTAAGGTTGGCCGTCAGAAGGATGACAAGGACCGTGAGGATGTTAAGGACTTCCGTCCTCTTGATGTTGACTAACATCTAGGTACGGTGGTGGTCGAATCGACGGTAACGTGCATCATGGTATACTAGGTCGATTACTGCGGTAGGCCATGTGCAGACCACCACCCTTAACAACTACCAAGGTGCTATATGCAGGATAAAATACGGGCGTTTCTAGAGGTTCTGTTTGGAAGCACCGAAGGCTACCTAAACATTTCTACCCGTGATTCATCTGATGGGAGTTGGAAGCAGTTTTTCTACCGGTGGCCCGACGAAACCAGCAAGGTTACTGAGTTTTGTGCTAAGCACGCACTATCGCACGACGTTTACTTTGCGCCACACCTGCTGGGCGCACGTAAGATTGTCAAGTCTAATGTTATCGAGTGTGCTGCTCTGTGGGCAGACCTAGATGAGCTAGACCCAGAAGAACTTAAGATTGAGCCATCTATACTTATCCAGACCTCCCCAGGACGCACACAAGCATACTGGCTACTTAAAGAACCAGTTAAGCCTGAGATAGCAGAGCACGCAACGAAGGCTATTGCTTACCACCATTCAGATAATGGTGCTGATGTAAGCGGATGGGATCTAACCCAACGCCTTCGTGTTCCTATGACTTACAACCATAAGTACGAACCGATCAAGAAGGTCAATGTACTAGACTACAATCAACAACGTTATGATCTCGACGTTATCAAGCACCTCTACTCAGATAATGGTACTAGTAAAACCATATCATTTAAGGACGTAGAGGAAGAGTCTGCACCTACTGACCTTCGTGATCCAGAAGTTATCATCGAGGAAAACAAGCCTCGATTTAATCCGCAGGTCATTGACCTATATTCTGAGGAGCCAGACGGCGAGTGGTCTGTACCACTATGGACTCTGATCCTTTCGTTGTTCGAGGCTGATCTATCAGCTGAGGACGTTTTCTCTGTTGCCAAAGCTAGTGCTTGTAATAAGTATCGACGTGATGGCAGACCTGACTCCCATCTGTGGTCCGATGTTAAGCGTGCGCAGAAGAAGGTAGAGGCAGAGAACAAGTATGCACCTGCCGAGCTAGTGCGTTCTAATGAGGTTAGCGACCTCTTAACAGAGGACGAACGTCAAGTAGCAGCCAATCGAAACGATTTCATTCAGAGGTATATCACATGGGCCAAGAACCAGAGCGACGCATCGTGGCAATACCACCAAGGGGCTGCATTCATTGTGTTATCTACTCTGTTGAGTGGGGGAGTCACATTGCCTACGAGTTTCGGAACGATCTTACCGAACATTTGGTGTATGATCTTGGCCGATACGACCTTGACGCGGAAATCTACTGCGATGCGCCTAGCAACAGACCTAATCAACGACGTAGATCCCGACGGTATGCTGGCAACGGACGGATCGATCGAGGGGCTGCTTACGCAGCTTTCTACACGTCCTGGTCGCCCGTCTTTGTTTTTGAGGGACGAGATAACCGGGTTCATGGAATCGGTGACGAAGAAGGACTACTACGCCGGCATGTTAGAAATGCTTACGAAACTATACGACGGCGAAAGGCAGAAACGAGTCCTGAAAAAGGAAGAGATCGACGTTCGGTCGCCGAATTTTATCTTCTTCGCTGGCGGGATCAAAAGCAAGATGATGGAGGTAGTGAATCAGGAACACGTAATCTCAGGCTTCCTGCCGAGGTTCGTGTTTATCACGGCAGAGGCGGACCCAACGAAGATTAAGCCTGTCGGTCCTCCTACTGAAAGTTCAACTAGCGAACGTAACGTTCTTATTGCTAGTCTGATCGGCATGTATAAGAAGTACCGCCAGTCTCGTGATGATGAATCTAACAAGCTAGTTATCCATAACGTAGAGCTAACAGATGAAGCATGGTACTTGTATAATAGGTATGAGCATACCATGTTAACTGATGCCCTAGAGTCTGATGACAGTAACATCCTGACTCCTGTTATGAGTAGGCTAGCCAATTCAGGTCTTAAGTGTGCTACTCTTATTGCTGCTGCTGATTGTGTGAATGATGATAAGGTAGTAGTTACACCTGAGATACTTAAACGAGCCTTTTACTTTATCGAGCAGTGGCGTGAGTATACACTCGAGGTTATTGCTAACCTTGGTGCATCGAAGGAAGAGATTAAGATTCAACGTGCTTACGAACTGATTGATGCTAACCCAGGTATTGCTAGGACCAATGTAATGAGACTTATGAATTTCACTTCAAGAGAAGGAGACTCTATTCTATCTACCTTAATCGACCGAGGTATGATTAGGACTTCCAAGAAGGGAGGAGCGATCAGGTATGAATCTGCAATCCCGTATTGAGTTATTAATCTATCAAACACTAAGTGAGCCACACGATATTAATGATCTACGTGCCTGTTTAGGTAAGATCCTTACGGTTGTAAGGGGAGAGGAATGAACAAGCGGGCTGAGTGGATCGGTAAGAACTTCACCATGCGGGTGAGTCGTATTAGAGCTGGATGGCATATTACTCCATTCGATTCATACGTCTCCCTCTGTGGTGTAGAGACAATGAACCGNAAGCCCAATCTTAAGCTAGATAAGCAGTGCAACAAGTGTAAGAAAGAAGTCTTGAGACTATCGGATGGCGTGGATGAATAAGCACCCATTGGCTGACTGTGATAATTGTCCGCTACTCAACAACACCTTGGTGCCCTCACACGGCCGTCAGGACGCCAGTGTGGCAGTCGTTGGCGAGGCACCGGGCCGTACCGAGGTCACGAAGGGCCGACCGTTTGTGGGGCCATCTGGCAAGCTCCTAGACCTAACGATGAAGGAGGTCGGAGTAGACCCCGCAGACACATACCGTACCAATACTGTATTATGCAAGCCACCTACTGATAAAGACGGTAGTATCAAGCCACCGCAGAAGGCCATTGACTGTTGTAGGCCGAGGCTTAAGGCTGAAATTGCAGCACTCAATGAGGGCAATGGACCTAAGTATGTGTTAGCGTTAGGTAACTTTGCGGCTACTGAATTCTTGGGCTATAAGACTAGGATTACTAGAGATAGGATCGGACCACCGCGTGAGGTCAATGGGTACACCGTTATCCCTAGTATCCACCCTGCCGCTGTGTTACGGTCACCGGACAACTTCCTTACCTTCGAGAATGATATAGGCAAGCTGGTTCGTAACATTCCAGAATGGAAAGCTCCGCAGTATGAAGTGTTTGATGATCCAGATGAGACAATGGCGCTCCTTGATGGATTACCACAGGGGGTGTACGCGGTTGACATTGAAACTAGTGTAGAGAAGGACATAACCTATGAACACCCCGATAAGCTTCTTTGTATTGGGATTGCTATTGATCGTAGTCGGTGTGTTGTTATTTCTAGTGATGCTCTTGCTTCTACTGTTGTTCTAAGCAGGTTGCGTGAGTGGTTTGCTGAGAACGACATAATCTACCAGAACGGTAAGTTTGACGTTGGTGTGTTACACAAGCAGGGACTAATTCCTGATACAAAGAAGTCTATCTTCTTTGACACCATGCTGGCGTCATACTGTCTGGACGAGAGGCCAGGGTATCACAGCCTAGAAGCACAGTCTATGGAGCGGCTGTACTCACCTAACTGGAAGCATATGACGAAACAGTACGAGAGCTTTGACTACGTGCCTTCTGATGTACTATACGAGTACAACGCATACGACGTAGCTAACACCTATGCTCTCTATGAACTGTTGTACCCTAGCTTAGCCGGTGAAAAGCAACGTGGATTGCATAACATGCTGTGCAGGATTAGTGAGCACCTGCTACATATCGAACTGCGTGGCATTAAGGTCGATACTGAACTATTAGAACAACTGGACGATGAGTTCACAGACAATCTACATAAGATGGAGGAACAGCTAAAGCGTTGGGTTGATAACCCTCGTAGCCCTCAACAGATCAAGGCTGCACTCAACTATAACTTTGGGATCGTGACTCAGTCTACGGATAAGGACCACCTGACTGAGTTACAGACTGCTGCTAAGCATCAGCTAGAGACTCCCGCACTGCTTGATGATCTAGATGATGATGAAGTTGCAGGCTGGAATGAACTTTATTCATTCACGTCTTTGCTGCTGCACCACAGGAAGGAGACGAAGCTACTAGGCACGTATGTTAGGGGTATCTCTAACAGGCTGACCCCGGAGGGTAGAATCCAAACCAATTTGACCCTGAATAGCACCACCACAGGGAGGACAAGCAGTAAGAACCCTAACCTCCAGAACATCCCTCGTGGCAGCACTATCCGTAGCGCGTTCATTCCTGATAGTCCTGATTACCAACTGATCTATGCAGACTTTGCTAACATTGAAGGGCGTGTAGTCTGTGTATTATCAGGTGATACAAGCCTACAAGAGATCATCTTGTCAGGTACTAAGGTACACAACGTTGTGGCTGAACATGCCTTTGGTAAGGATTTCTCGAGCGAGGAATACGTCGCGGCCAAGTCTGTGGTTCATGGTGTGAACTATGCACGTACACCACATGGTATCGCTGAGGGTCTTGGTATTCCGTTGCATAAGGCCAAGACTGTGTACAACGCATACCTGGACTTAGCACCTGGCCTCCCGCAATGGCACGCAGAGATTAGGGAGGCAGTTATCGAGCGACAGGAGGAACTAGTCACACCGTTTGGACGTCGGCGTAGGTTCCCTCTGATTACTAGGTTCAATTCAGAAGATGTATTTAAGGAGGCCATTGCATTCAAGCCTCAGTCCATTGCTAGTGATATCAATACACTAGCAGGGTGTAAGCTAAACCAGCTAGGTTACGATGTAAGGCTCCTCGTACACGACGCTGTTCTTATCCAGGTTCCAAGGGAAGAAGCAGCAAAGTATCAGCGATACATTGCAATCGTTATGGAACAAGAGGCGCAAGATAAGTTTATGTCTAAGTTCCCAGATTTTGAAATGCCATTTCCAGTAGAGCCAGAGCTAGGCGAAAATTGGGGCGAACTAGATGGTTAGGCTATCGTCCACCAAGGATCTACTCCATGTCTAGTATATCTACAGCAGCAATAGCACAATTAGCTGCCAAACTACAAGAAACAATCCAAATAGACTATCGGACTTGTCTTGTCTGTGTTGAACGAGCTATCCAGGTTAATAGTAAAAATGGTGAGCCAAAACTATCGCATGTATTCGAGGATGCTGTGCGATTAGCCCGGCGAGAGAAGAACCAATGGATAACAAGGAACTAGTGGTTGTAGACAAAATGGCTATGTTGGTATGCGAACAAGGACATTGGCATCTAATGGTTCAGTTCACTGATAGCGACCACGAAACATATGGCATTGAGAAGCAGATTTGTGATCCATATGAAGGCTGGAATGACATTATGGATCTCATTCAAAGCAGAGCTTTTGTATTCGACCGAGGTTTTAATGAAGGAGAATGTGATGGAATTGTCGATTAGTGGATTGATAGACGCAGCAGGTAGCAACTCCAAAGATAAGGGCTTCCATGATGTTGGGCGTACGTTTGGTGATGTTATAGCTCTCATCCATACAGAACTGAGCGAGGCATTCGACGAGTTCCGTAAGGGTAATGGCCCACGCGATATCTACTACAATATGGACAACAGTTTCAAGCCTGAAGGTATTCCTATCGAGTTAGCTGACGTGGTTATCCGTCTTGCTGACTTGTGTTATGAGTATGATATTGACTTAGCACATGCAATCCACCTAAAGATGCAGTATAACACCACTAGGGAGCACATGCATGGACGAACTATCTAAGTCTCAGACCTGTCCTGGTTGCAAAGTCAACTTACCAGCTACAGTAAAGTATTTCCATAAAGGGTCGGGCAAGTACGGGCTAAATCATTACTGTAAAGAGTGTAAAAGACGCTACGAAAAGGAACGCTACTGGAATAAACCAGGTGTCCGATTGAACAAGCAACGTAAAGAGCAGATGCTTATTCGTAGTAGAGCAGAAAGACGACTAGCAAGAGAGATGCCTCAAGAGTACCTCAAGATTTACTATGAGGAATTGTCGCGTAGACAACAGGAGCTAGAAGATGAAACTTGAAATT